ATGGTTTGTGATAATGGACACAATCACATTTTTAAAATAGATATTAATGTATTTCAAAATAGAAAAAGTATAAACACTATAATTTGTAATATTTGTAACCCGATTAATAATCCTATTTCTGATAAAGAATCACAATTGTTTCTTTTTATAAAAGAAAATTATGACAAAGAAATTATCACTAATAACAGAAAAATATTAAATGGTAAGGAATTAGATATTTATTTACCTGAATTAAAATTAGCATTTGAATTTAATGGTATTTATTGGCACAATGAATTAAACAAACCAAATAATTACCATAAAATGAAAACTGATTTATGTTTAGAAAAAGAAATTCAACTTATACATATTTATGAAGATGACTGGAATTATAAACAAGACATTGTTAAATCAATGATATTGAATAAATTAGGTAAATCAGAAAATAAAATTTATGGTAGAAAAACAGAAGTTAGAGAAATCACTGATAATAAATTAATTAGAAGTTTTTTAGATGAAAATCATATTCAAGGATTTGTTGGGTCAAAAGTTAAATTGGGTTTATTCTTTAATAATGAATTAGTTAGTTTAATGACTTTTGGTAAATTAAGGAAAATGATGAATTCAAAATCAAAATCAGAAAATGATTATGAAATGTTAAGATTTTGTAATAAATTAAACACAAATATTTTAGGCGGTGCATCAAAATTATTTAAATATTTCATTAGGAATTATAACCCAGAAAGTATTGTAAGTTATGCAGATAGGAGTTATAGCAATGGTGGTTTATATAAACAATTGGGGTTTGAATTAATCCATTTAACATCACCAAATTATTATTATATAATTAACAAAAAGAGAAAACACAGATTTGGTTTTAGAAAAGATATATTAGTTAAAGAAGGGTATGATCCAAACAAGACAGAACATGAAATCATGTTAGAAAGAAAAATTTATAGAATTTATAATAGTGGCAATTATAAGTTTATATATAATAAAAAATTACAATTTAGATAATATTTTATACAAAAATAATTTAACATTTTCTATTAATGTCAGTTTTCTTTCTATACGAATATAACTATAATATAATTCACCCATAGTTATTATGTTAGATATGTCGCTATTATTTTTTATTGAAACCTTACTAATCAAGGAATTACACTTACCCGTTTGTCTACTTGCCATTAGAATAGAATAATTATTATTATGATATAAATCTAATATATCTTTTTGGTAATCTCTTAATTTCATTGGTCCAACTGTACCATCTTCCCTTTTGATTTTACAGTATTTATTCGCAAAATATTGAATATTTAATTTGCATTTTGTATATTCGTCTAATTCACCTTTAGTTGGAGCAAATTTAATATTAGCTTTTCTAACATTTACTTCATTTTTGAACCATATTTTTTCATGTAGATGAATTTTATCACCTATATTTTCTTTTTCTATTAATTCAATAATTTTTTTAGTTGTGAATATATTAATATATTTTTCTTCTATATCTTTTTCTTTTAATTCCATATATTCATATTATTTTATTTTATAAAAAAATTAACAGTAGTATCTTTTATTCTAAAATTTAGTTGTAGTATATCTCTTGCTGTTCCTTCATATATTTCAATATCAAAAGAATATTCAATAGAATTTAATTCTGGTATATATTCATCTATTTGATTTTTTATTTGACTTTTTATTTTACTAACAGGTACATTTGTTGACCATAAATAAAATTCTAAATTTGCACCAAAATCAGGATCACCTAATACATCACCATTAGTAGTAAAAAGAAGATTTTCTAATTTTTGAACTATAAACTCTATTGATCTATCTTCATCAACTCTAGTAGATGAATATTTAGGATGATCTTTGCCTCTTATATTAATATCTTTTATGTTTGCTTGTGGCATATTGAAATAAGACTTCTTTTTATATATATATAAAATAAATACAACTCAAAAACAAATGGACGAATTATTTGATGATGCACCTATTAGTATATCTATAATTGATTATATTGGAAAAGTAGAAAACGGTGTAGCATTATTATTAAATATAGTTGCAGGAGATACTACATATGAATTAGGATATTGGTATAATAAAAATGGAGATTTTAGATTAATACCTGAAAAAAAAGTATTAGATAAATTAAATATTGTTAATATTTATGAATATAAATATATTAAAGAACTTATTTATTTTATACACCATAGTTTACCTGACACAGAAAAAATATTAAACGAATTTATAAAATAAATAAAAAACTTTATATTTATTTACTTATATAATAATTAAAAGAAAAAATAATGATAAAATTATGGCAATTTCAAGAAAAAAGAAAAATCACAGAAATAGAGTTTTACAATATAGAAACCGTGTTAAATCTGAAAAGAAACAAGCACAAGAACAATTGATGAAACTTTATCAAGAACAAATAACAGAAAATCAAAAAGAACTTAAGAAACAAGAATCAGGTGTAGATATTGAAAATTCTGATATTGAAGTGGATTTAGGTGATATGGATTTAGATATTGATGAACCATCAATTGAAGAAATTAAACCTAAAAATTCTAAAAAAATAAAAGAAGTAATTAAAGAACCAGTTGATGTAATAGAAATTGAATCATCTATTGAATCATCTATTGATGAAATTAAGGAAGTTAAGAAAAAAGAAGTTAAGAAAACTAAACCTACTAAAAAATCAGTAGAAAAAATTATTAATGAAACAGAAAAAAAACCTAAAGTTACTAAAAGAAAAACAAGAAAGAAAAAATTAGATAAATAAGACTGTTAGGACTTTTATTACAGAATATATAAAATAAAATTATATTTTGAATAATAAAAACCCAAAAGTTTATTTAATTAAAATTATAAACGAAGATAAATCGTTATATAAAATTGGTTTTACAAGAGGTTCTATATATAAGAGAATAAGAGAATTACAGACAGGTTGTCCATATCAAATTATACCTGTAAGTACATATTTAACTGATGATGCATTAATAATAGAAAAATCGTTACACAATCGTTTTTCAACTAAAAAAACATGGGGAGAATGGTTTGAATTAGGCATTGAAGAAGAAGTTGATTTTATAAAAATATGTAAGAAATACGAAGAAAATCAAAAATTATTAAGAAAAAATAAAATAGATTAATATGCAAATAATCATAACACCAAATGATATAATACAAAGATGTTTATGGGATAAATATAGAAAATATGTTTTATATAATATTAAAGAAGTCGAAGTACAAAAATTAGTTGATGAAAATAAACCAGTATCATTAAGTGAAGATGATGCTTATGCAATAGGTTTATTAAAAATTATAGAAACTGATAATTTAGTACATCGTTTTAATGAAAATATTTTAGATACATTACAAATTAAAAGTAATATTATAAAAGACGAACTTTATATTAATAAAACTGTAATAACAAAAGAAATAACATCTTATATGGATAAATTTCCAAATTATTATAAAGCTCCCTTTAATTATAAAGAATCTTTAATAGAATTGGAAAAGTACATTGGAATTATAGAAGATTCTGTATCTGAATTAGAAATAACAAATGTTAAAAATAGAGAAAAAATATTTTTATATTATATGTCAAAAGATATTAGAAAATGTCTTAAATTATAAAAGAAAAAAGGTGGTTATTAATAACCACCTTTTTTTAATTTAATAAATGTTTCATATTTTCTCTTATTTTATTTTTTCGTAATTTAAAAATATCACCACCACATTTATCGAATGATTCTTTAACATTTTCTAATGTTATTTCTTCGTTATTAGAAAGAAAATTAAAATGATCATCACTTAAGTCATGTTTTCTCATAAATAATTCATCATTTAAAGTTTGAATCATCCATTTTATATCATTATCTGTTTGATTATATATTGTAACTTTTTTAAGATTTGTTTTTATTTCTTTTTTGTCATCTTTTTTCTTATCAGCCTTTTTTGTCATTGTTATATAAGTGATAGAATCTATATTGATTGTATCATAACTTTCTTTTTCTTTTTCTTTTTTTCTTATATTAGTATATATAGTATTTCTTACAATAATATCATGTATAATAAAACCCTTAAGTTCTCCTTTTAATTTTAGATTTTTATTAACAAAATTAGTAAGATATTTTTTACTCCAATCTTTTTCGGTCCATATATGGCATTTAATTTTTTTACCGTATGGGTATCCTTTTAATTGAATTTCAATATGTGATCTTTGATCTAATAATAAACTCATAAAATTGTCTTTTAATTTCTACAAAAATAATAAAAATTAAATTAAAAAACAAATTATCTCCATTGTTTATTTGGAAAATTAGTAGTTTGTATCTTTTTATTTGCATTATCACCTAATATAAGATGTTGAGCATCTTTTATAATTAATTGATTTAATATGATTTCCTCATGATCTTCTCGTATTAAGTCATTCAATACTCTTATATTACTCAATTTCATTATAGAACCATTTATTTTTAAATTTAAATCATGTTCAAATTCTTTTGGTTCAATATTAGATTCAGTAAATACATTTTCTTCTATGAATGATGGATTAATTTCTGGTGAAGTTGTTTCAATATTATTAACAGCCCTAAATCCATTAACACTCATTTCATATTCAATTTGGGATGCATCATCAACCATATTCAATTGTAATCTTTCATAAGTATCTGGTTGGTATAATACTACATCAACTTGTGTATTTCTTTTCAATAATTTCATTTCAATAGTTCTTTGTCTTTGATCTAAATTTATTAATACTGCATACCATATATTTGTTGATATATCTACGTTCATTTTATATACAACATCATTTATCATGAAATAAATACCATCTGTTTGAAACCAAGCCATATAACCAGTACCATCATCAGACATATTATTAATTAATATATGTTTATAATCATCAATATCATATCCAGCAATCATTGTTTTAGATATTGATTTATGTTCACTGTAATTATTAGGAAAATTCATCCAAAAGATAAATGATCTATTATCTGATTTTAATAATTTATTATCTGCTTTAGTATATTCTATAGCACTATCATTTTGTTCAACATTTTCTAAATTATAATAACTTTCTATAACTTTAATGTCACCATTATAAATATTATCTTTTATAATTACTGTTTTATTATTTATTATTGATCTTATAAAATCAAATGATTTTGGTTTCATTTGTTCTTTATTTGCAATTTGTCTAAAATCATCAGTTTCTTCAATACTAAATAATCTATCAATTGTTGTATTTCTTGTTAATTCTTCTATTCTATTTTTAGATTCTTCAACTCTATTAATAACATTTGATTTTTGTTCGTATTTCTCTAATATTACATCATAATAAATACCTGCATTCATTATATCTTTATGTATTTGTGCATGTTTAATTATATACATTCTATTTGTTTGATAAAAATATAATATATCTTCTCTAGATGGTCTATGATTAATACCAAAAGCATTTTTAAATTCTTCTTTTAATATGTGAATTTTAAATGTATCAAATAAATCTAAATTATATTGATTAATAACTACTTGGTTTTCTTGAAATTGGTTTTCAGGAATAAGACCTTTAATGGTCTTATAATTGATTATATTAAACAGTTGTTGTTCATGTATCACTTTGTCTATTCCATTACCATCAGGATCAGTTAAATGGTATTCTATAGTCATTCCTAACATATCAGATATTTGTTTAGCTAATAAATTATGCCATTCTGTTATTTTACTAAATTCATATGGATTCCAATAACCATCAGAATTATTATTATTTTCAGTTTTTAATTCATCTATTATTGAACCACTATTAATAGTAGCAGGATTAGAATAACAACTCATCCCATTAGTTAACCAATTCATTCTTAATTGATATTCTGATGCTTCTTTTAATAAAGATATTGTTGTTGAACTTGGGTCTTTAGCATTTGATGTACCTGTACTTTCATCAATACCTGATGTTTCTTCTGTAGGAGAAGCAGGTGGAAATGCTAAATTTATACAACCTTCTTTTAATCCAAACATATTTAATTTTAATGAGTTAGCTGAAACATTTTGAAAATCACCATATAAAAGTACTTCATAAATTTTAACAGCGCTTTTATAATCAGGGTTCATTTCAAATAAGTATTGCATTTCTACAAACCTTGTCATATCCCAATTTACTGTTGATATATTTTCTTTAGTTAATGGTTCCCATTCTGTCCAATTTAATTGATTATTTTGTGAAAATCTATATTTAATAGTAAATGCATTACCATATTTAGATGTTGATATTACTTCAAAATCATCTATAGAAAATATTTTTAGAAAATCACCAATTTCTAATATTTGATTTGGATCATCTGGTGTTAAAATTAAAGATGAATCACCTTTAGTTAATGTATATGTACCATTGATAGATACGTTTGATAAACTAACAGTAACACTTGTATCAGCACCACTATCATCTAATCTATGATAAATTAATTGTAATATAATACATTTTCTTGAACAAATTTCTAAAGTAAATAAATCATCGATTGGTGCTGGTTCTGACCAGTCAACTTCTGTACTATATTTATATCTGAAATGTACATCTAAATAAACACTTTCAGTTTCACCAGATTTTATATCTGTATATCCGTCAAACCCTGTTATTCCTTTGACACATTCAGGCATTGTTAATTTAAGTGTATCACCTGGTGCAAATTGTTCTTGACCTATAAAGTTAATCGTGAAAGTTTCATCGTATTTTTTATCTAATAAATAGTACATTAATTTAATTAATATTTTATACTATATATTAAATTTATAACTTTCATTATAAAATATATAAAATAAAATAAAAACATCAAATGGATTGGTTAAGTGCATTAAGTGAAGTTGATAATATTTATACATTAATAGGATTAATAGTCATATCAATAGTATATATAATAACAATTTTTTATAATAGAAAAAGATATAAAAAACAAAGTGAAGAATTAATTAAAAATTTTAATAGACAAAATGATAAAATAATTGATAAATTACAAGAAATAAAAGAAACAAGAAATACATTAGATTTACAATCAAGTATGGATTTGATTAATATAATAAGTACTAAATCAATGTTAAAAATAATGGATGGTATAAGAAATATAATAGATAAAAATAATATCCATTCAGATGAAAGAAGAAATAAAATTTATAGTAAAATAAAAAACATAGTTAATAGCCAATATGATGATGATATGATAGTTATGAGTAGGATATATCATAAAAATGTTAGATTATCATATTATTTAATAGATATTCAAAGATTTGAATTAACAGATGCAATTTATAATAGATTAATGGAGAAAAATATAAGTGATAAAGATAAACTAAATGATATTATGGATTATATTAAATCAAAATATCATCAAGCTATCCAAACTGCTCAGTTACAAATAAGTGCTTAAATTCCATCTTTAATATATTGAATAGCAGTTTTCCAACCACTTAATTTACATGTTTCTTCAAAATTTTTAGGTTCTCCTAATTTTTTGATTCTATTTTCAAATATTTTAATAGCAATTTCTGTACCTTTTTCATCTACTAATTCTTTAGCAAATTTTATAATTGTTTTAGCCATATTTTTTTTATTTTTTTAAAATTCGAAGTTTTAAACTACTTATATTACCTCCTGTACCTTGTAATTTATTATACCGTACAATAATATTGAATCCTAGTTTATTAGTAAATATTTTTCTTTTTGTTTTTATATTTAAAGAATCCATATATGGATAATATTTTATACCTTTTGTTTTTAATTTAATATTCATTCTATATTTTTTGTTGCATTTTCTTTCGTATTTACCATCACCTTTTGGTATAAATACATCAAACCAATCATCTGCAGCACTTGTCCTATAAATCATATTATGATCACGAGCATATTTGATAAATACATTTTCGATAGAATCTTTTGAAACATAAATTCTATCCATAAAAACAAGTGATGGATCATCTAATTCCCATACAAGTGCTCTACCATGAATATGACCTAACTTATCTATTAATACTAATAAACTTAATTTATCTATATTTTTAGTATATAATTTTAAATAATTAAATTTATCATTCATACATGAACCTCGCAAAGTAGATGAATTATATATTTGTTTATTTCTACTATAACCATTTAATATATCAGCTCCTTCTAAATATTTAAAATTAAATTCTTTTTTATTATAATTCCATGATTTATAAATATTTATTACTCTTTCAATATAATAACTTTCATCATAACTATTGACATTATTAATAATTTTCCAAATTCCATTTAGTATTCTACCAAGTTTCATTTGCTGATTACCATTAAAATTAACATATCCATCAGGTAATTCTTTGATAGATTTAACACCTTTGAATATTTTTTCATTTAATAAATTAAATTTAACATTACTTTCTCTATTTAAAAGAAAATCAGCAAGTATTCTTATAGATTTACAATTTATTATATTTATATTATCAGTATTATAAATACTTTCTAAATATGTTAAAAAATTATTTGATATATTAATTGAATGATTTCTAATTATATGTGGAGGAGGAGGAATATTATAATTAAAATCAAAATTAGAATGACGTCTACCATTACCAATACCAACATAACTATTATTATATTCTTCTTCAACAAAATTATCTGGACCTTCTGTTATAGTGCTACCTGAATATAGACTTGTATATGTATTATTTTCATTTGGATTATTTATTGATTCTAGTAATTCATTAAGTAATCTATTTGTTTCATTAATATTATTTATTGGCATAAAACTTTATTTTTAAGTTAATTAGAGGGAGTAGCGGGACTCGAACCCGCGACCATAGAGATTAGGATCCCTACATTCTACACAACTGAACTATACACCCATTTTATTTCTATAAATATAAACAAAAAAAATTAAACAAAAAAATAAATCACCTATTAAATTAATAATAGGTGTTTATTTGTGGGAGATGATTTTTACGTTAGGCTATCATTAAATCTTTTTCTATATAATTTATAAACTTTTTAATAATTGGTAATTGTTTATATTCAAAATTAAATTTTCTATTATTTAATATATCTTTTAATTCAATTTTTTTATCAAAAAATGATATTTTTATAGGATACTTATAGAAGATAGAATCATTATATACACCACTTTGTATTTCGTAATCATTTAACAATAAATATCTTTTCAATTTAGCCTGTTTAAAATCCATAATATATTATTTTTTGATATCTGACTATATATATTAAAATTTGTTTTTAGATTTTATGATATTCACTATTATTTTTATAAAAATCCCCTTTTTCTTCTTTATACTTATTTAACATAATGTTTGCTAATTCTTGGTATTCAATCCAATCTTTTCTTAATTTTTGTATGTTATTGTGTTTTACACAAATAACTCGTGGGTATTTATCCACTTTTAAAATTGTCTTATATATTACAAAAAATAATCTGTTTAAAGAATTTGTACTTCTTTTTTTGATAAATCTATTTAAGTGTCTCCTAAATCTTTTAATTTTTTTCTTTTCTGTACTACCATCTATATTTACATACTGTAAATTTTCTTCATTTTTAAATTTATAAATTTTGTGATTTACACCTTTAGAGTCTTGGTAAGTTGATTTCTTTATTTTTTCTTTTACTTCATCAATTACCATATTGAATTTTTCATTCAATGTATTTAAATTATTATCTCTTACTGTTTCCATTGTTTTTTCTTTTGTTTTTAATGCTTCCATTATTTTATGTTTTAATTTTATTATTATTTTATTTAATTATTTTACTATTTTAGAAACAGTATTTTATGGTGGTTTAATCTAAGTCATATCATTATCCTTTCTTATTTTTTAGTTTTTATTAATTTTAATTTTTTTAATTTTTTAATCATTTCATTATATTCAATACATTTTTGTTTCATCAAAGTTTTGAATCTTTTTATTCTATCACTTGGATCAAGGTCTTGAAAATCCATATTTACATGTTTCATTATTTTTTTATAATTACCTTTATATCTTTCAACAAAATCAAACATTTCCATTACACCTATATCTACTTTTGATTTTTGATTTGATTCATTCCATATTAATTCCATATTAGAATTTTTACTTAAATATGAATATGAACCATCATAATAACCTGGTTTATATTCAACATAATAAACACATTCATGGCCATTTATTCTTAAATGAGATTCACCTGTTGGATCAGCATCTTGTAATTGTTTTATTAATTCTTTAGTTTTCATATTATTCTTTATTTTTTACATCAACATTAATATCAAAATTAATGTTATTAATTACTTTATTTTTTACTTGGTTTTTTACTTCATCTTTAACCCAATCTGAGAAAGAAATCATATTAAAGAAATTATCTCTTATCTTTCCCTTTTTTACTATATTAGTTATTTTATGCATAATAACATCTTGGAACTTCCCTTTATAAATCATTTCATCTACTTTTCTTTCAACAATATGGTCTACTGATTTTTCAACCATTTCGTAAATATCTTTTTTTGTAATACTTACTTCATTGTGAAGGAAATTTTTGAAAATCTTATATTCTTTTGATTTCTTTCTCATAATATATTTCCATATTTTTTTGTTAATTCTTTTAATAATTTTAATTCCTTTTCCTTTTCTTCTTCCTCTTTTTCCTTATTTTTTTCTAATGCTTCTTTTAATTGTTCCATCATTTTTTTATCCTTTTCTTCTAAGACTTCTATTTGAATATCTTCTTCACCCATCCATAAATATCTTAAAGGGAAATCACCACTATCAGATTCGTAACCACCACAATAGTATCTTTCATCTGTACTATAGTAAATATAATCTTCCCCCTTATATTTATCTATTTCATATTTAGTAATATTATCAGTAAATTTTCTATATTTATTATCTAACCCACATAATATTTCGTTCATATCATCTAATCTATCCTTGAAAAGTTCAGTGTTTTTAATATGTTGTAAAATTTCGTCTTTAGTTTTCATATTATTATTCTCCTATTTTTTAAATGGACATTTATTTGGTATTATTAATATTAAATCATCATCTAAATCATACATTTTTTTATGTATGTCAATATATTCTTTTATTTTATTACAATAACTTTTGTAATAAGTACCAATCATACTTGATGTACAACCATATTCAAACCATTTGTGAAATATACATTCTTGACAATCAGTTACTTTTTTTTCATATTTTATTTTTACCGATTCCATATTATTATCTTTCTATTTTTTCTTTAATTTTATTAATTTTAATACTTCTTAACTTGGGTGATATATTACCTTTAATTAATTCTCTTACAATCTCTTCATAAGTAGAAGTTAAATCAACATCTTTAATTTCTCTTACTTCCAATAAATCCCAATCATCTTCATCTTCCCAATCTTTTTTGATGATACCTTTTCTTATTTTTTCTTTTTTTAATAAAAATTCGATTACTTCTTCTTCTGTTTCAAAATCTTCACTTTCGTTGCTTGTTCTTCTACAACAGTTACAGTGATATCCATTACCTTGTTCATATTCTACTCTATACATGATGTTTCCTCTTTTATTTGATTTAATATTTTTTTAATTTTTAATTTTCTTGGTAATTCTATACTAACAGAACCCATATATATCTTACCAGTATTGACAGAATCATCAGTATCATATCTGAAAATTAATAATTTATTTTTTCTTAATTTGAATGTTACAATAGTATCACCATTACCCATTCTACCATGAACTAAAATATAACCCCTATAATTATCATTCCAATTACTTTTTGATGGTTTACCTAAAGTTGTTACATCCCAGTTGTGGAAAAATGGAACAATTTTATAATTTTCAAAAAAGTTATCATCTACTAGTTTATTAAAAACTTTTTTTAATTTATTAAGATCGGTTTCGTATTTAATGCAGCTTTCTGTATTTGTAAAATATTTTCCGTCATCTGATTTATAAACTATTTTCATCTTATTGTTCTCCTATTTTAGTTGTGATTTTATTTAATTTCAATGATCTATTATATTCTTTAAACATTAAGGGCATACCACTAGTGACCTTTTTTGTCTTTATATTAGACATAAAAGCAATAGCTGTTAATTCATGATCCAAATCAGGTTCATGAAATTTTGAAAATGATATATTATCTTGATATAATTTATTAGTTATATCTAATAATTTTTCTTCATTTTCAACCGATAAGTAAATTAAATATTGTGATTTTTTATGCCATTGTTTAGCATAATTTGGCAGCTCAAATGTATATTTTATTGCTACATGCCCACATTGAACAGATTGGGTTACAGGTGGTAAATCTCTACGAGTCACTACCATTAATTTTTCTAAATCTTTTTTAATCTAAGTCATAATTGTGTGTTTTTTTATTATTTTTATTATATTTTCTATATTATTAAATTCGTTATATGATATTCTTATTAATTGTATATTATTATTTATACAATAATTATTTTTGATATCATCATTTCTTATTGTATTACTCAAATTTTTATTACCATAAATAGGTTTAGTGTGTTGTTCGCCATCATATTCAATTAAAATATTTTGTTCAGTTAAATAGAAATCAAATGGCAATGTTTTTTTATATTTACAATCACTAAATCTTTTTTGTGTTTCAAAACAAATATTATTATTTTCTAATGTTTGTTTTACTTTTAACTCACCTTTTGATATTTTACACTTTTGACAACCATGTCCTTTAAGATGTGATTTAGCCATTTGGTTAAAAATACCATGAATAGGACAAATTATTTGAACTTTTGTTAAATTATTAATATATTTAACTAAACTATAATCATATTTATTATGGTGAATTTTATTTGATTTTTCTATAAAATCGGAATCTGTATATTTATAATTATTTGAACATTTAGTACAACCAGTACCATTAAGATGGTGTGATGGTCTTATAGAAAAATCACCGTGTTTTGGGCAACTTACTATAACCTTCGTTTTGTTGTTTTTATATATTACTTTATCATATGAATAAAAACCATTGTGGATTTTTTCACATTCATTTATAAATATTTTATTGTCTTTTGGTTTATATTGTGGTTTATTATCAATAGCACATTGATTACAACCTTTACCTATTGAATGGTTATATGGTATTTGTTCAAATACACCATGTACAGGACAAATTATTTGAACTTTTGTTTTATTATTTTTGTATTTTACTAAGGAATAATCATATTTATTGTTATGTATATGATTACTTTTATTAATGAAGTTATTTAACATATTACTATATATAAAATATAGAATATCGTTTTTTATTGATTGGACTGCTTGTTGACCTATGGATAGGTCTCTACGTGTTACTACTACTAATTTTTCTAAATCTTTTTTAATCTAAGTCATAATTGTGTTTTTATTTTTGTTTTATTTTTATTTATATATTAATTATTGTAGATACAAATATAAATAAAGTTTTTTAATAATCCTAATTATTATCCAACTTTTTAATATTTTGTATTTTTTCTTTTTTCTTTATCTGCTTTAATCATATCAAAAATTATTTTTATGCCATCTTTATTATCTAGTATTTCATCTACTCTATCATCAATAGCAGGTGTAGCAATAATGAAAAATTTATTTAATTTATACCAAAAATTTCTTTTCTTTCCAAATAATTTATCTTTTGATTTTTTGTATTTTCTTTTTACTTTAATTCGTTTTATTATATTAATAACATTTAATGTTATTATTCCAATACTTATAAATACTATAAGGTAACTAACTATTCTATTTGGATCATTAGTTAAATCTTTAATTTCTGCAATTATAATTAATAACCAAATTATTATATTAGCATAATCCCATGTATTATGATTTATATATTTTTTAATTTTGTTCATATTATTTTTTAATTTTGTTAATTTTGTTAATTTTTTCTTTTCTTAAACCCACCACATATAATTCTAGAAATTCATCAAATGATATTTCAAAATTAAGAGATTGATATTTATCATATCTTCATGTATCATTTAATGTTATAAATGTATTTTCTCTCCCTGTATATAAAATATGTTTATATGGATCAGAATAACTAGATGATAAAGGTATTCCGTTTTGAATAAGCATTTCTTTAACAAACGCACCCTGTTTATAGTTAGCAATTGTCATTTTAAATGGTTTTATTTTTATCATAATTATTTCAATTTTTCATTTTCAGTAATTAATTCATCAGGTGGAAAATCATCAAAATTTTCTCTTATTATTTCTTTAGGATAAATATGTTTAATTGTTTTATTAAATGTGATTTTTAAATCATTATCTAATTTATGATTAGTGTCAGTTAACATAATCATTAATATTATAGTTAATATTCCAAAAATTATATACCCGATTGCCATAGTTCCAAGTGGTTTACTTATGAAAAATGATAATACTGTTGTTGATAATATTCCAAATCCAATTATTATTGATAAAATAATAAATGCTGTTTTACTCATTCCTTCTTTTTCCATTTTATATTTTTATTTGTTAAATTTATTACTTATAACTTCACACCATGTAAAATTAGAACCAAATAGTTCTGTTGGCAATGAACGAATATCTTTAATTTCAATTTGTTGTATGTTTTTTTCATCATCATGTCTACAAATATTTACGATATCACCTTCATAAATATCATTATTATTTTTATCTTTTAATCCTATATATTGCATTACATATTCTGGTGCAACATTTATCCACCAACCATCATCAGAAGATTGTCCTCTTTGATACCAACAACCGTATGATCCTTTTACTTCATTATTTTCAACCCATATATCTCGATTGTCTACGGATAACACATAGAACATTCTATTTTCATTCCAAACTCTAAATTTTATCTCTATATTCATTATAATTTATTTTCTTTACCAAATGGACAACGAATATTTCCATTATACATACTATGAGAATTTATCCAATATCCAAATCTTCCTACAACTGTTATTCTTCCTTCTGATATTAATCCATTATGTTTAAACTTAATCCAATCACCAACTGATAATGTTGGTATATATTCTTCTCTTAAATCTGTATAATACTTTATAATTGATTTATTTTCGATCATATTTAATATTTATTAAATTATTTTAATTTCTTTTTTGTAACCTTTTAATTTTAGTATATTTATTTATACCTATAACATTTAATAATAATATTTTTTTAGTATAATCATTAAATGGTATAACATTTAAATATCCTGATTCAGTTCTATTTTTATTGTTACATATAAAAGCAATAAAATTTAATTTATTTCTATCTATATCTTCAACATAATCATAAATTTCTCTCAAAACTAGTTGATTAACTGAGTCTGAATTTTTTTTATAACTTATGTTTATGTATTGGAATCTATATTTTATATATTCTAATAATGTATTTTGTAACATTTTATATTAATTCTTTTTTCTTTAATATTTTTCTAATATTTTTTTTCTTTTCGAAAATTTCTTTTTTCGAAAATTTTGGTTTTGATCTATATGAGTTAAAGTTATTCCATGAACTTCTATTTTCAGTTTTTAAATCAACTTTATATCTGCCATATTTTTTATTAAGATTGTTATTAAATTTTTTTAATTCTTTTCTTTCATTTAATTCTGTCATTCTTCCAATATATAATAAACTACCAAATAATATTATTAAATTATATATGATAATATATGATGGAAATTGATAATAAATATCATTATCTATTATATGAAAAGGTATATATACAGGAATTAATAAAAATATATAAATATATAATTTATAAATTTTAACAAGAAATTTTAGAAATTGATAAGCGTATTTAAAAATTTTTACAAATCCTTGTGATATAATTATACCTAACCACAAAAGGACCATTAATACTTTAATTTTAAAATCCATATTCATATCCATTTCCATTATATCCATATTCATAAAATTTTTCATACTGTTCTATATGTAAATTAATATACAAATATAATAAAAAAAATTAAGTAATCAAGGGTTTTTATCTTTTATTTTTATAATTTTCATTTTTCTTAATTCAATATCTATATTAATATTGAATTTTAATGGATCATCAATATTATTAATTAAGATTATTTTTATTATTTTTTTCTTAAATAATACTATTTCATAATGTTCTAATTCCTTTTTAACTATTAATTGCCAAATATAATTACTTATTAATGCTATAATATCTTTAGTACTACTATTAGGTATACCATTAGGATATTTATCATATAATTCCTTAAGGTGTTCATCTACCTTATTTATTATATCTTGTTTAATATCTTCTAATGAATTAAATAACATTGACATCAAATTTACTAATTTTTTCTTTAAGTTTCACTATTTTATCTTGTCTATTTATTATATTATCATCAATAATAAATACAAAAACTACAGATTCATTTATAACTACTAATGTTGGTAACATATTTATTTTATTTGCAACTAAATCATTAATATTATAATTTGTTATATTTGGAATAAAATTAATGTGATATTCTGTGTTTATTGTTGGAAGTGTTTTTATAGCTACAAATTCTTTTAAATAAAAATAATCATTTATTTTATTACCATTTTTAACAGTATTTATAAAATGTTTTTTACTACGAAATATATATGATTTTTTAATACCACAAGATAAATCACCCATCGGTATATACTTATTATATCTTAATTTAGAATTTATTTCACCTAATATATATTGCAATTTATATGTATCTTGATCAAATTTCATATAATAGCCATCAAGGTTACTAGAACTTTTATAAAACTTCACTGGATTGAAATGATGTATATATTTTAGCATAATTATTTTTAATAGTATCTTATTTTATATATAGAATAAAATAAAGAATTAGTTTAATGGTACAGAAATTTTCAAAAATAGAAGGTCAAGAAGCAGAAGAAGAAAAAGATGATATAGTATACAGAGGTAATTATCTTAATGTTGTTAATTATAATGATTGGGAAATTGTTTCAGAACCACATATGGTTGCTATATTACCATATCTTAAAGATGATGGAATGGTTTTATTAAGACATGAACTTATAGCATCATATCAATATTATTATAAAGAAATTGATGATTATGATGGAATAACACATTTTTTAACATCAGTAACAGGTACTATTGAAAAAGATG